GAGGATTATATAAAATCTCGTAAAGCCGCAGGTGAAAAATCATCCGCATATTTATCTGGTAGAGCAGTAAAAGTATGTAAGGGGCAGATAAAGTTTAAAGGTAAAAAAGTAAAGAGCTACAAATGATTACTGAATCCCGTCTTAGAGAAATAATTAGAGAATCATTAAGAGATTGGTTTAAGAAAGAGGACTGGGTAAAAATCAATACTGCAGGTACAATAGAAGGTCCTTGTGGTACAATGGATAAAAAAGAACCTACCCAAAGATGTTTACCTCGTAAAAAAGCTGAATCCATGACTAAAGCCCAAAGAGCGGCTACTGCAAGAAAAAAAGTACGTGGATCTAGAAAGGGTAAACAATTTGTAAAAAATACTCGTAAGGGAAAGTTTAAAAAGAAATCATGACAGTTGAACAGTTTAAGGAAAGAATAAGAACAATTGTCAAAAAGGTATATGTTCCTAAAAAGGAAGATACACCTATGATTGACTTTGAAGAATTCAACACATTCCCAGAACTTAAAGCAGTTATTATAGATTTATTGACTATAGATTATGGTAGTTTTATAGCATCAATAGATTATGTTGCCCCTAAACCAACCACATTTAGAATTAACTTAAAAAATGGACAATTCTTTTATTTAACTTGGACTGAAAGAAGTTGGATTGCTCAAGTAGAAGGAAAAAAATATTACCTCCTAAATTTAAACGAAGAAGAGCGTGCTATCGAAGCTATAGCAAGAATTCTAAGATACTCAGCTCCTGAGGGTATGGAGGAAGAAGGTGGTGGAGACGCAGGAATAGAATCAGAAGAAACCGAAGAAATAGAAACTGAAGAAACAGAATAATGGATCCTATTATAAAATTTTTAAATAATATATCATATAAATTTCCCAAGGGTTATCCTGATATGAATGATCCCCAAGATAAGAATATGTTGTTTGAAATGGTCACCTCCTTACTTGAAAATGATGCCGATGAAGCTATTAATATTTTAAAGAAAGAGTTAAATCTTACTGATGAAAATTTTTCTAAATTATCATCGGTTAGGTATAAATTATTAGTTCCTAGAGCTGAAAGATTTGACTATATTCAGAAAATAGAAACTATAGAAGGTTTTGAATATGACCCTAATATAAAAGGTTCTTCTATAGGAGGAATTACATATAAGGGTTCTACCTTTCTTTTAAAACCATCCGGAGCCCAGGGTAGAGCATCTGCAGGAACTGAAAATGAAGATATTTTAGAAAACGAAATAAAAAAATATCTTGAAATGGGTGCGGTTAATGTTATATTTGATGCTCCTAATAAATCTTTAACTATAAAAAATGTTAAAGATGTTTCAGGTGTTGGGTATGATGTAGCAGGTGGTAAAAAAGCTGATGTTGTTATAAAAGGAGATAAAACATATCCTATTTCAATCAAAAAAGATAACGCTGGTTTTTGGGAATCATCTGATACTAGATATAAAGATGTAGTAAAAAAATTATCAGAAAAAATTAAAAAGGGAGATTTTGCTCCTGAATTAGTGTTTAAACCTTTTGTAGATAAATTAGGTAGGGAAAAAGAGGGCATAAATTTAATGCATGATGATAGAACTGATACCAAGGTTACTGGTGTTATAGTAACTGATCTTCCTGATAAGGATGAAAAATCTATTATATTTGGTTCGGATAATGCAATAGTAATTTATAGATCGTATTCTTCTAAAGATTTTAAACTGGTAGATAATAATTTATATATAGAAGTTTCTAAAATTATAGAAAATCTTAAGGATGTAGAAGAGTTTAATTTGGAACCTATTCTTAATATTAGACACGATTCTACTAGGATTGCTACAGGTGGATTAAGAGCAACAGTTCAACCCGAAAATAAAATCTATAGAGATTCCAAAGTTATTGGAAATAAAATAGAAATTCCTTATGATAAAATTATGTCGTAATGTGCAATTGTGGATGCAACATATGTAAAACTAAACCCTTTACTCTTAATGAGAGTTTAACCACTAAGTCTCTTTTATCTGAGGGACTTAGATATTGTTTAGAAAATGAAAAACCATTAACTGAACATATTTACAGGGCAGGATCAGAATCCTATTTTAATTTATGGGCAGAAGCAAGAACACTATATTCCAGAAATTTAATCAACGTATCAGGTACTGATGAGGAGATTCTAACTGAAACTGATTTAGGTCATTTTGGTATATATGAAAATAAAAAAGTACCTTTAGATTTTATTTTTGAGGCGGAATACCGAGGTAGAGAAGTAGAACTAAATAAACCAAAAAGAGGTGGTTCTAAAAAATTCTTTGTATATGTAAGGGACCCCAAATCTAAAAAAATAAAAAGAGTTGAGTTTGGAGCAAAAGGAGGAGGACAACAGTTATCTGTAAAAATGGATGATCCAGAAAGAAGAAGTGCATTTTCTAAAAGACATAATTGTCCCGAAAAAAATGATAAAACTAAAGCATCTTACTGGTCCTGTAGACTTCCTCGTTATTGGAAATCACTAGGTGGAAGTAGAAATTATGGAGGGTTCTGGTAAGCCTTATAAGGATATAGAAATTAAAGGTAATGGTTTTTTAAGGGTTTTTGATGATGATATAGACCCTATAGAACTATTATGGCATAGGGATAGGGAAGATAGGACTGTTGAAGTCCTCCATGATACGGATTGGAAATTTCAAGAAGATAATAAATTACCTATTGAACTTAAAAAACATACTCGTATATTTATACCCAAATATAGTTGGCATAGATTAATTAAGGGAACTAAAAACCTTAAACTTAGAATAGTAGAAAATGGATAAGTTTGATTTTAAAGCATATATAGCTAATAATCCACTTCTTTTAGAACAAGAGGAATTAGATATATCGGATGTAGGAGATGATATGGCTGATGTAGCAGATTCATTAGATAATGCTATAGAGGATGAATTAGAAAAACAGGAAGAACTTAATGAGGCTCTAGATCCAGCTTCTTTATTATCTTATTTACTTGCATCAACTACTGTTGTTAATATTTTATCTAAACAAGCTATGAAAATGGCTAAAAAATATAATTGGGGTAAAGGAGAAGAGGCTGCTAGAAATATCTATAAATTTACTCATGAATTAGAGGAAAAATTTAAATCCCCTATTAGATTTATTGTTTCCAAATTTACTAAGGATAAACAAAGAATTAAAGTTATTACTAATTCATTATTTATATTATTCCTAGGCTATTTAGCCTTTCACGCGGGGGGAAATGCCCTTAAATATTTGAAAAAAGCTAAATTATCAGCTGGCGGCATAGCGGGATTAAAGGCTTCTTTAAAAGGAAAGGATATAGTATCAACAGCTAGGTCTATTATTGATGATTTAGCTTAGTTTTTTAAAAAAATCGTATATTTATTATTGAATTTTAAAACTAATTTAACATACTAAAATGGCAATTAAAACTAGAGACGAACTAAAATCGAAAGTAATTAGAAGAGCAGGACATGATATCTTTAATCCTCGTACTGTGGAGGCAGATGATATTTTAGACTCTTGCGTAATCCCCGGACCTGTTCAAAGCGCAGCAGCTACAGATGCAGCCTTCTATATCCTAAATGGTACAAGAGGAGAGGTTAGATCTCAAACTCAGGGATCTATAGCAGCCGATACAGGATTTACCCTTGAATTAAGAAATACTTCAGTTGCAGCTGATTCACTTATTGTAGCTAATGTAATTGGTGGCAACGGAGGGATTGTATCAGGATCTGTAGTATCGGCAAATGTAATAGGTGCCAATACAGCATCACTTAACTTCTTTAACACTGGTACTACTATTGTAGATAATGCTACATTTACTGCATCATTTGCTATTCTTTAATAGCATAAAACATATAAACTAGATTCATAGCCTAGTTGAATTATTTTTAATTTGAGATCTGTGGCCTCCTTTGGAGGCCACATTTTTTTTTCGTATATTTAGACAAAATATTTAATGGATAAGAAAATAGTAATTATAGGAGCCGGAGTTGCAGGTGTAAATGCAGCTACAAAATTAGTAGATAATGGTTATCCTGGAAGTAATATTACTATAATTGACATGGGTAAATCACCTTATGAAAGAAAACCTGAGGAAGTAATGACAGGATTTTTAGGGGCAGGTGGTTGGAGTGATGGTAAACTTACTTACCATACTTCTATTGGGGGACATATGTCAAAGTATTGTGGTGAAGAAAAAGCAATGGAATTATTTAATCAAGTAATTACTAACTTTAAACGATTCCATCCTAAACCAGAAGAAGTACAATGTTCAGATCCACAATCAGAACCAGATTTTATTAAACCATATTTTGGTTTACGATTATTCCCAGTATGGCACGTTGGTACAGATTATTTACATGAGATTGGAAAAAATTGGTATGATTATTTAGTTGATAATGGTGTTGAATTTATTTGGAACGAAAAAGTAATAGATATTGATCTTGATAGTAAAGAGGTAAAATCCCATTTTGTATCAAATAGTGATAGACCAATATTAATTACTACCTATGATCGCCTAATATTTGGTGTGGGTAAATCAGGTATTGATTTTGGTAAACAATTGGCAGAAGATTATTCCTTTCCTACTGAACCTAAACCTGTACAAATAGGAGTTAGATTTGAAGCACCACAAAAACACTTCCAAAAACTAATTGATATTTCGTATGACTTCAAATTATATAGAAAATTTGAAGGTAAAGGGGTATCATTACGTTCATTCTGTACTAATAATAATGCTGCTTTTGTTGCTGTAGAAGAAACATATGGTGATTACAGCTATAATGGTCATGCTAAAAAAGACATGCGTTATAGAAATGATATGACTAATTTTGGTATTTTAATGGAAATTAGAGGTATTGAAAAACCATTTGAATGGTCAAGAGATGTAGTTAGTAAACTTCAATTTAATGGTAAGGGTCTTTATTATAGTCCTACCCGAGTACCTTCCCTAACATCCGAAGGAGATAAAGTATCTTCATACCAAATAAATAATTTAGATGGTGTAAGAAATATATTGGGTGAATATTTTCAATATGTAGAAGATTTTATTGATGATATGAAAAAAGTATTTCCAACACTTAAGGATGATTGGGGTATTTATGTTCCAGAAGTAAAATATCTATCCCCAGAACCAAAAGTAGATTATAATAATTTAACATTAGCTCAATTTGAAAATGTACATTTCGCTGGAGATGCCCTATCTGCAAGGGGCATTACAGTTTCAGGTGCACAAGGTATTTATATAGCAGAATCATTATTAAATTAAAATTATGTCAGACGAAAAATTTGAGTACAAAACCATTACATCTAACGGTCAAAGGATGTATTTAGCTAAAGGACCTAAGGATGCTAATTTTAAGTTTCATAGATATGATGGTCCTGCTATTGAACCTATTGAAAGACGTGGAGGAGCAAGAAAAGCTTATTATCTTTATGGTATAGAATATGGTTTTGAGGAATATCAAGAATTAATGAGAGAAAGAAAGGGTGTTCCATTCCATAAAACAGCTTTAGGTAAACAATCTGGTGCTAGAACATAAATTATAATATGAAAATTGGATTATGTGGTACAATGTCTGTAGGTAAAACTACATTAGTTAAGGCATTAGAGTATGAAGTAGGATTTGTTGGTTATAAATTTACTACTGAACGATCTAAATATTTAAGAGATTTAGGTATTCCATTAAATACTGATTCTACAGTAAAGGGTCAATCTATATTTTTAGCGGAAAGAGCTAGTGAATTGTTAAATGAAAATATTATTACAGATAGAACTATTATTGATGTAATGGCATTTGCTAAATGTGCGGATTCAATTAGTAGGGATGAGGCTAATGCATTTTGTGATTTTGCAGCTACTATGTTGAATGAATATGATCATATTTTTTACGTTACTACTGAAGGTACTATTATAGAAGATAATGGTGTAAGAACTGTAGATACTTTATATAGGGAGAAAATAGATCATACTATTAGAGAATTATTATTTGAGTATAGAGGACAAATTAGGGATTTTACAACTATTAGTGGTACTACAGAACAACGTTTAAAGCAGATAAATGAGGTATTATTTCCCTAATATTTATAAATAAACTTCACCATGGGATTTAATAAACCTAAACTAAAGGAAATAATAAAAAAAGAAATAGTTGAGATTCTTACTGAAGCAGACCCAGAAGATATTACTGCACAAGCTGATCTTAATGCAGAGTTAGAAAAAACTAAGGAATTAGCTGCAGATGTGGGAACATCATTAAGTGAACAAGATGATGAACCTACTATTTCTGACCTTAAAAGTGATTCTGTTGCTTCTTTAGCTAAAGAACTAGGAAAAATCACCCGTGAAATGAAAACAGTAGTAAATCAATGGAAAAAATCAGAGGGTGAAGAAAAAGAAGATTTACTAAAAAGATTAAAAGAGCTAACCGCTATGAAGAAAGAGGTTGAGGCTCTCCTCTAAATTATGTCACAGGATCTAAAAAAAATAATCCGTCAGGAATATATTAAATGTGCAACTGATCCTGTACATTTCATGAAAAAATACTGTTTTATTCAACATCCCCAAAGGGGTAAAATATTATTTACATTATATCCTTTTCAGGAAAAAGTATTACAGTTATTTAAAGATAATCCCTATTCCCTAATATTAAAATCTAGACAGTTAGGTATTTCAACTCTAACAGCTGGTTATTCTCTATGGATGATGTTATTTCATGAGGGAAAAAATGTACTATGTGTTGCTACTAAACAGGAAACAGCTAAAAATCTAGTAACTAAGGTTAAGTTTATGTATGACAATTTACCTTCTTGGTTACAGATTTCCACTGAGGAGAATAATAAGCTTACCCTTAGATTAACTAATGGATCCCAAATTAAAGCTACCTCTGCTGCCTCGGATGCTGGTAGATCGGAAGCTGTATCCATGTTAGTAGTAGACGAAGCTGCATTTATTGAAGGTATAGATAATATATGGGCTTCAGCTCAACAAACATTATCTACGGGAGGAGGGGCTATAGTTCTTTCTACACCTAACGGAACTGGTAATTGGTTTCATAAAATGTGGACTAAGGCTGAAGCTAAAGAAAATGAATTTTTACCTATTAGGTTACCCTGGATGGTCCATCCTGAAAGAGACCAATCATGGAGAGATAGACAAGATGATTTATTAGGTGATCCTCGTATTGCAGCCCAAGAGTGTGATTGTGACTTTAATACCTCGGGTGATGTAGTATTCTATAATGAATGGATTGAATTTATAAAGGAAACTACAATAAAAGATCCCGTTGAAAGGAGAGGAGTTGATCAAAACCTATGGATATGGGAATCTGCTGATTATGCACGGGAATATTTAATTACAGCTGATGTTGCTAGGGGCGATGGCAAGGATTTTTCTACCGCCCATATAATAGATATAGAAACAAATACACAAGTAGCAGAATTCAAAGGCCAATTACCTCCTAAGGAATTTGGTTATTTTTTAGTTGGATTAGCTGCTGAATATAATAATGCTATGTTATGTCCTGAAAATGCTAATATTGGATGGGCCACTATAGATGCCATAAAAGAAAGAGGATATAGAAATTTATATCACTCACCTAAATCTGATAAGTTAACGGCTGAATCATATCTACAAACTTATGAGGGTAATTCCGAAATGGTTCCCGGATTTACTATGTCTATGAGAACACGACCCTTAATAATTAATAAGTTTAGGGAATTTGTAGGTGATAGAAGTGTTACTATTCGCTCTAAAAGACTTTTAGAGGAAATGAAAGTATTTATATGGAAAAATGGTAGACCAGAGGCACAAGTAGGCTATAATGATGATTTAATTATGGCCTTTGGGATAGCTATGTTTCTAAGGGATACTTCACTTAAATTTCAACAAGAATCATTAGATAGGGCTAAGGCCGCTCTAGGTAGTGTTAGAAAAAATGATTATTATACCCCAGGTGTAGTAAGCAGTAAAACTAAAAACCCATATACTATGGAAATAGATGGGAAAAATGAAAATATAACTTGGCTTTTATAAAATGTAATTATGGCTGATAAAGGATTATTTAGTAGACTACAAAGATTATTTTCAACTGATGTAGTTATCAGAAATACGGGGAATAACCAATTAAAAACTATAGATACTAGACATATACAGGTGTCTGGTAATATAGAAACTAACTCACTCATAGATAGATTTAACAGAATTTATACTAATAGTGTATCCTCTTTATATGGACAACAAGTATCATACAATTATAGAACCTTAAGACCTGCTCTTTATGCCGAATATGATGCTATGGATACTGATGCTATTGTAGCTTCGGCGCTAGATATTATATCTGATGAAAGCACATTAAAGAATGATATGGGTGAAGTACTACAAATTAAATCACCTGATGAAAATATTCAAAAAATACTTTATAATCTTTTTTATGATGTGATTAACATAGAATTCAACTTATGGCCATGGATTAGAAATATGTGTAAATATGGAGATTTTTTCTTAAAGTTGGAAATAGCAGAAGATTTTGGCGTCTATAACGTTATTCCCTATTCAGCATTTAATATTGAGAGAATAGAATATTCGGATCCGGATAATCCTGCTAAAGTAATGTTTAAGTTTGATCCAGATGGTATTGTATCTGATTCGTATGGTTACACTACTGTTCCTAATCAGACTAAGGACGCTAGAGCTATTTTCTTTGATAATTATGAAGTAGCACATTTTAGGTTACTTACTGATGTTAATTTTCTTCCATATGGAAGGAGCTATATAGAACCCGCTAGAAAATTATTTAAACAGTATACCTTAATGGAGGATGCTATGCTAATCCATAGAATAGTAAGAGCTCCCGAAAAACGCATATTTTACTTAAATATAGGTTCTATTCCTCCAAATGAAATTGAGGCGTTTATGGAGAAAACCATTTCTAAATTAAAAAGAACTCCATATGTGGATCCTCAAACTGGTGATTATAACCTAAAATATAATTTACAAAATTCTTTAGAAGATTTTTACATTCCAGTAAGAGGAAATGACTCAGCTACAAAAATTGAAACTACCCCTGGATTGCAATATGATGGTATTACAGACGTAGTATATTTAAGAGATAAATTATTTGCTGCACTTAAAGTTCCTAAAGCCTTTATGGGTTATGATGAAAATCTGGAAGGTAAAGCTACTTTAGCTGCTCAGGACATTAGATTTGCTAGGACTATTGAGCGTATACAAAGGATTATGACCTCGGAGTTATATAAAATAGCCATGGTTCATTTATACTCACAGGGTTATACAGGTGAACAATTAGCTAATTTTGAATTATCACTAACTAATCCATCTATTATATATGATCAGGAAAG